AATATCTTTCTTGTATTGTATCATTCCGTTGTTCTCCTTTCTATATTTATAGAAGAAATGATAATACAATTCGCCGAAAAAGTCAACAATAAAAATATTCTAAAATTAGAGTAAAAAAGTATTGACATTTCTCTAATATTAGAGTATTATAAGACCAAGTTAAGAAACCAAGCACCAAACGAAAGGAAGGAAACAATATGAAAAATTACAAGATCACAGACAAGGCAACAAAGGCAATTATAGGAGTTGTAGCAATGACACCAGATCAGGCGCGGAAGGTTGAAAAGGATTTCATAGTTAAGGAGGCATAAGACATGGAAAGATCTATTTTAGAAAATATGGTATTTGCTTTCATGGTCGGAGAATTAGGAATTGAACCGATCACAGCAAGAAAAGAAGTTGAAAAAATGATGGATGAACAGTTAGAAAAATTTATTGATTAGCCGAAACGCTCCGATCTTGGAGCGTCCACCGCGGGACGGTCTCCCGGTGCTGATGATGGCAGACCAGAAAGGAAAAAAATATGAAATACACAATCAAGATCAGTGGAAAAAAGTATAACGACAATTACACATATGACACACAGAAGGACGGTGATTTATTCGGAGAGATCAAGGAGATCATCGAAGAGATCGAAAATGGGAATATTGATACCTTGGAATTATCAAAAAATTAGTGTCGAAACCGCCCGCGTGGCGGTCTTGCGTAGGCTGGCAACCTTGCAACTGATGAGACAAGCCGGATAAATGAAAGGATGGTTGATTTTATGAAAATTGAAACAGAAGAACAAAAGAAAAGTAGAATTTTCGAGCATTACAAGCAGTATATAAAAAATCCGGTAAATAAAGGCGGATGTATTCGGTTTATAGTGATAGAATATGTATGTAGATTTGCAGATATCAACGCTTTCAAAATGGGCGCAGAGCTAAAAAAGGATGGATATATCATTGCTTTTGATGATTCTAGCATATCCGAGCGCGAAAACGAACGGAAAAGAAAAGCAGTTGAAAAAATCGCATAATTGGCAAGTGCAGACGGTGAAGCGTTCCGGGGTTCGATTCCCCGGCTTGCTTTTACCCGGATAGCCGGGATATTTTAGAAAATGGAGGAAAATAAATTATGGAAAGAGTAAATATTGATATGTGGTATGGAGACAAACCGGAACAGGTAACAGGTCTTGATATATGTTTCAATGATTTAGGCGGTTTTTATTGCGGCAACCTTCGCATTTTTGGGAAAATTGTTGGGGATTACTACTCAGACAGTGTGCAAGACTTAGAAAAAGCTTTTCCGCACCTTGCGAAAGAGATTGAAAATTGTTTAAATTAGCCGCCGCAGAGGATGCACGCCGGAGCGATACCGGCGGCGGTTTTTCCCGGAATTGGGAATAATTGAAATATGGAGGTGTTTTCTATGAAAAAACTGTTTTTATTGAAAAAAGGAAACATGATTTTTTATGCTTGTTTGTGGGATTTTGGCGAATATTCGATAGAAAGAATTACAAAGGCGGTTGGATTCACGGTAAAAGTTTTTGACACGTTGGAAAACCTGGAAAAATACGCCAGCGAAAACGGATATAAAAAAGCAATATAGCAACCTTGGAGCATTGCGCCCGGTTCGATTCCGGGCGGTTGTTTTCGCTCTTTTTGGGGCGTGTTATATTAAAATAAAGGGGGTTTTATTATGAAATGCGATAAATTACTACAGGAAGCAAACAAGCAATATAGGGATATTATAGCATCCTTGGATGCTTTGAAACGCGGAGAAATAAGCGGAAGCAAAGCAAACGCGGACATCATGCGCGCATTTGATCGCGTTGATGAATCAATAAAAGAATATGAAAAGCAATAGCCGGATTCGTCCGGCTTTTTGTCGTACCTTGACAATTTGACGATATAGGCATATTATAGCCTTAATTATATATAAGTGTATTTATATGCCTTGTATGGTTTGCGTGGCTCTGTGGGCGTTCTACGCGCTCAAAACCGCAAATATTCGCATATGATAGTTTTTAATTTGTGCGCTTTGAAATTCTGCAGCCACGCCCGGACAAGATCAGAAATACAGACACCCGGACAGGTGCGCCCGATATTCGATTTCCGGAGCATGGCAGAAGATCAGGACACCAAAACCGGCGCAGCGATATATCCGGCATTTGTGCAACATGCCAACGATCCGCGACAGATCAGCGCAAAGGATCAGCACGCACCCGGACAGGTCCCGGAGTGGATCGCCCAAGATCAGCCGACCGGTGGAGATCAGAAAAACAGGCATTGAAATTGTGAAATCGTGAAATTTCCGGCCAAAATCTGTGAAAAAATTTTTTGATGGTCGTGGGAATATTTAGGAAACATAGGGGCGTTCAAATTCTGCCAGGGTAAAATTTAGAAAATCGAAAATTTTTTGAAAAAATTCTGAAAATTATTTTTCTTTAGTCGTGGCAATTTCCTATAACATAGGGGGATATTAAATTCTCGTAGACCCATCTGACACATTTTGAAATCCAAATATCAAAGCTCTTGCAGAATAATCACACTTTCCTAACTCTTCTATCAATTTATCACGCGTCATTTCCGGGTTTGTCCGGCGAACATATTTAAGCATTTCATCTATTTTATCCATATCTTTTCTCCAATACATTGTGTAAAATATCATCGGCAAGGTATATAATATCTCTGCCATAAAGCGACATAAAATCTGCGATTATCTCTTCTGTCGGCATATCAATATGGCAGTCATAAGAGAACGAATAGCAATGCACTAATTCATGGCATAGAACCTTGTTTGTCATATAATCAGACATACCTTTTGCAATGCTAACCGTCTTGTTATTGCCGTCGGTAACGCCTAACGTATATACGCCATCGGACCGGCGCAATTCTTCGCTATTTGGTCGAACAAATTTCAATATCCAATTTTCCCCATTTATTGTGAATACCATTCCTATATACCTCAAATAAGGCTATGAGCATTACACCCATAGCCTGTTGTGTAAATTACATCTTGCTTACAAGTGTCGTAAGTTTTGACTTTGCCATGTTCATTTCTTCTTGCGACATACCGGACATCAAATCTGTAATGTCTGCCGAAAGCTCCTTCATGTACTTTTCAAGTTCACGCATCTTTGCTTCCTTGTCCTGTGGTGTATTTGCACGGTGAATTTCCTTTGTTTCCGTGTAATTACGCTTTGCACGGTCGTAATTGCTTTCGTTCATTTTTGCATCGTGCATACCGGTCCCACGACCATCAATACCTGTTTCGGTAAAGTACATACGATCTCTCGTGTATCTATCCATATCTCGATACATCTCTGGTGTCATGTGGTAATAAGGTTCACTATATCCACGCTGATACGTTCCGTGTCCTTTTGGCGCAAATCTGCCATCGGCATATCTATAGTGATCATAGAATCTGCGTTCCGGATAATCTTCGTACTGTTCAAGCATACGCATAATATCCTCATTATCTTCCGACTTCTTCATTGCTTCAACAATTTTGTAGTCTTTGTCATAGCAGACAATGTTCTTTGCAATCTCCGTCCAATCCTTTAAGTCGTCAAGGCTTTGACCGCTGAAATTGTCAAGACCGATAGATTCAGCGTTCGTTTTTACGCATTCCATAATTTTCTTTGCAAACTCATGCATACAGATCACCTCCTACGCTTCACGAACAACAATCAAATTACTGTTCTGAACCTCAATAGCCTGTGTAGATGTATTTTGCACCGCTACTGTACTGCAACATCCGCAAGGTACGTCGATATATGCTTGCGCTGATACGTTGAACAGATTTTCAACCGCTGCCGGTGTTACAACCATTCTTGTTGATTGTAAAGGCTCGCCATCTACCGCAAGTGCAAGCGAAATAGCTTCTACCGTACCGCCTGTTGGGATTTGAATGTTTCCGGAATACGATGCAAGGAATCTTGCTCTGCATTGATTTGTGATTCCTCTCAACTTGACAATACCACTTCCCTGTCTGTGAACAATGCACTTGCTACCACATACAGGTGTTTCTGTCAAAGCGACATCTTCTCCGGCTGCAACAGTTTGTAATGCAATTCCTGTAAATTCTGCCATAATAATATTCCTCCTTACTTCAATTCGCTTATTGATTTTGGAACGTTGGTTTCAGAATCACCCTTACCTGATTTAAGGGTTTCAACCAAGGTTTCCATATAGTCTTTTTTTGAAAGCTTATCCATCGTTTCTGTGATTTCAGAAACAGTTTTAAGCTCATTTACACTAAGTTTCTCGAAATCAATCTTCTTGATTGCTTCGATAAATTTCTCTTTGATTTCGTCCATGTTGTTATACCTTCCTATCCATAAAATAAGGGCAAACATTATAGTCTGCCCTTGGGTTATAAGTAATACTGCATAGCAGACATAATCGAATTAAACTCAATTAAGATACTCAATTATTTTGTTGTGATTAGCATCCGCAACTCTGATTACATCCGCATCCATAAGCGTAAGCATTTGGATTTGGAACGACATATGCCGGGACTGCAGTCGGATTTACAGAATTGACGATCTGCTGTGTCTGTGCCGTCATTGCAGTAGTCAGAAGTGCATTCTGTCTGTCCTGTGAAGCAGAAAGTTCAAGCTTCTGTACCTTATCTCTCAAATCCGCATTTTCTTTTGCACATAAGTAGTCAAGAATTGCTCTTGTTCCTGCTTGCTGGCTGTCGATGATGTCTCTTGTGTTGCTATTCATTGTGTTCTGCAATGCGCAAGTGTTGGTTGCCATATTGTAGTTAACGCCCTGAATAGCTTCACGAGTTTCACAGCAACAGTTTGCAAGCTGTGCCTGCAATGCATTTGTATTCTGCATATTTGCGATCGTGTCAGCGTTGATTGCCTGCTGAATGCCATAGCCTGTCTGCATGATATTTGTGTTGATTCCGTTAAATCCTGTAAGCATACTGTTGTTTACAGCGTAGAATCCATCACACAGACCGTTTGTGATTCCGTCAAGCTTTGAAATTACCGCCTGATTGTCGAATCCGCGCTGAATTGCGCTGTCTGTATAAGCGGCGGCTGTAGAACCCATTCCATTTCCATTTCCCCATCCGTTGTTGCCAAAACCGCCCCAACCAAAGATAAGAAGAATGACAATCCACCATGCGCCATTGCCCCACATACCGTCGTTGTCTCTGTTGTTGCCTGTTACTGCCGCGATGTCAGCAAGGCTTACTCCGTTACTAAACATATTAGTTTACCTCCATTTGTTTATTTACAAATAGGGAACCTTGGTTTTTGTTGTCCGGACAAAACCCTAATATGCACTATTTATCTAAACATTTGATTTATGTCGTTCATGCTGATTCCATTTTCACCCATAAAATTATTAAGCGTTTGCTCCACTCCAGCCATATTGCCGGATTGAATATTTTGCAAAATGCTACTTGCCATCTGGTTTCCTTGACTTGCCGCATTTTGAAGGCTTTGCATAGCCGCCTGTTGCGGATTTCTGATTGCTTTTAATTTATTTATTGCCTGCATAATTCCTTGATTCATCATAAAACCACCATCCTATTACTTTTTATGACTAAACTCGGGCTAATCTTGACTAACTTTTGTTCTTGCATTAGTCTTAGTCAAAGATTTCTCGTCGATTTTCTTTTCAAGTTCTTCCATCTTCGAAAACAATGTGTCAAAGTGCTTGTTAAATATCTCTGTGGCTTCGTCTGATAGCCCTATTTTCAATTTTTCTGTATCTTGTGATAACTTGTTATGGTTATCATTTTGAATCGGTTTAAAAACCATTGTAGAGATTGTTCCATCTGCGCTCCATTGCTTCGCGTAAATCTCCGACAAGTCACTCTTTGGGAAAAATGCAACGCTTCCATTCATCGGAACATCATTGGCAACGATAGAATCTTGTGACTGCACGACTTTACCGAATATTCCCTGTTGAATCTGCTCCGGCTGTTGCTGTTGCTGGAATCTCTGAATGTTCTGCATAGGGTTATACGCCTGTTGATATTGTTGATACTGTGGCGCATAACTATTCACCTGTGGCATCTGATACGGATTCATCTGCATTTTGCTTTTCCTCCTCGTCCATAATGTTTTCGATCGCGTGAACGACCGCCGATTGTGTATTTAAGTCCAGCTTCATAATTGCTGGATGCGCAAATATTTTTGTTAAAATCTCGTCCGTAAACATAAAGTATCACTCCTTTATGATTTAATTTTTGCATAAAAAAAGACGCTTAAAGCGACAAATATATGACACTTTAGCGACATCGAAATAAATTATTATATTAAAAAGTGTAGTAAATACGGCGTATCAGAACGTACTATATGCCATACCCACGGCGTATAGTAGGTGCTAAAAATTCTTTAATTGAATTTCCACATTTCCGTTGACTATAATTATCTTGTCTATTATAGTCTTTAATATCTTGTTTTTAGCTGGCTTGTCGATGTCGTCCCAAACATCGGCAAGTTTTTTAATATTCTCGTAAACAAATTGCTTTTTCGGATTGTTGTCTCCGGACTTTTGTTCTTCCTTGATTGAATCGTCGAGGTTTTTTACTTTTGATTCCTGATCTTTTATCATATCTAAGACTGTATCGTTTCCGTCGGCGTATAATTCATACAGCCGTTTCAATTTTGATTTTTCCTTATCTAACTGCGACTGCATTATGTCTATCTTGTTTTCTTTTTCTTTTGGCTTATATTTTGACAGATTTACAGATATTTTCAGCATTTCCGATTCAACAATATTCTCGATATTATCCGCCCATTCTATAGAGTTATCGCAATCGTTGTTAAAGTTCGGAAGATAGTACAAATCCTTATTCCGTGAGCAGCAATAAATCTTTCTAACTCCATTCGTCCATTTTTGATAACGCATCTTGCAACCGCAAACTCCACAATAGCACAGACCTGTAAGCATATTGGGAGTAAGGTTTTGGCAATAAGATTTTTTGCTTCTTCTTGATTTTCTTATTTGCTGTGCCATCTCAAACTTATCTTTATCAAAAATAGGTTCGTGAAGTCCTTGGTATATGTTCCCTTTATACGGAATCATCCCTATGTTTACAACACCTGTCAATATGCTTCTTACAACCAATTCGCTTGTATATCCTAAAATTCTTTGAATCGCTACATCGGAATTTCCGGCGATAAACAAATCAATAGCCTTGTTCGCTTGTTCTGCTCGTTCCGGAATTGGTATCAATATGCCTTTTTCTTTGCTGTATGTATAACAATAAGGCGTATTCCCTCCACCCATCCAATACCCTTGTTTGACACGTTCCAGCATTCCTCCACGCATACGAAGCATCATAGTATTCTTATCAAGCTGTGCAAATACAGCCATCATTTGAGTATATGCCTGCTCCATCGGACTGTCATAAGATATTGAATCGTGAACGCACTTAAATTGCACGTTGTTGGGTTGAAAAACTCTTTCAATCATGTATATTCCGTCAACCATACTTCTTGACAATCTATCAAGTTTGAATGCGACAACACATTTCACACGTTTTCTGCCGCAATCGTTTATTAGCCTTTGCAACTCCGGCCTATTCATATTAGCACCGGTATATCCGTCATCAATGTACCAATCAGAAATAATCAATTCGTTTTTTCTACAATACAATTCTATGTCTCGCTTTTGGCTTTCAAGTCCGTTTCCTTCTTCTGCCTGTTTTTCTGTCGAGACACGCATGTATGCAACACATTCCATTTTTTATACCTCCTATCAAAAATGTGCCGCATTACTACACTTGCGACACATTTTAGTTCATTCTTTATTTACTGTCAATCGCTTCTGCAATCATCCTTAACACTTCATCTGGCAATTCAATATTTTCAACATCAATCTCCTTACCCTCGATGGTTACTATAACCATTTATCACCATCTCCTTCAACACGAGATATCTTGTCTCGTATGCAACTAATTTTCCTGTTTACTGTCCTGTCGCATATAGACATCCTATATGCTATTTCCGATATTGTGCTTCCCCGACACAACATTCTATAAATCTGTTCTTCTTCGTCCGTAAAGTTTGCTTTAGTAAGAATCCCCTCAATTTCCGGCTTAGTAAGTCTACTAAACTTCATAAGCCATTTCTCCTTTAATATTTAATAAATAATGCCTTGTTACTCTTTCTTAGATAGTCTCTGTTTGCTTTCTTTGCTTTTTCGCAATTCATCTGATAGTGAATTTCGCAAATTTTATATCCGTCTTTAACAGGTCGGTCGCACCAAATGCACAATCCGCCTTTCTCTCTTTCATCTCTTAATGTTTTAGGTTTTGTCCTGCTGTTCTTTTTATTCCGGCAATTATTACATGTAACGTATCTTTTTTCTTTATTTGTTTTACCACAAACAGGGCATAAACCCTGTTCTTTTCTCCTGTCATAAAGAGATTTATGATAGGAAGATATAGAATTGTTATACGATTCCCTGTCTAATTCTCTTTTTAATTCTGCCTTTTCTGCATTCTTTGCTCTGCATTCAACGCATGTTTTTTCTTGCCCCATAAGCTTATTTTTTTTACATCGCGGGCAATATCCGTGATCTCTATACCAATTTCGCGTCTCCGTTTGATTTATAACGTCTTTTTTCGCACATTCAGAACACACGGCTTTATTAGGGCGATCATTGATTTTCCCGCATTGACCGCATCTTCCCTCTGCAATATTTTTGTGATATGTACTACTCATAATCGTAAAGGATAGCAAATCGCGATTTATTGTCCGGACAAATCTATATGCCTCCTTTCTCTGAATTTTACTCTTTCTTCCGCATAACCAATTCATAATCGGAATCCGGATACGTGATTTGATACTCTATACGATTTCCGTGTTCATCTTTCATATTACCGGCAAACCAAGCAAAAGCCGAAGAAATAACATCTTCTGTCACATCTGTTTTTGTTCCAACCCACATTCCCTTATCGGTGTCTTGTGTGCCATAAAAAATTTTGTTTGTGATTGGACTTACTCCAAATCCTTTTTTTCTTGCCATCTTCAAACCTTCTTTCCTACCTCAATCTGTAGTTCCCACTCTCTTTAAATTCGACCACATAGCCCTTAGACATCTCAATGATTCTGCTGCCAAGAGCTTCATCAACCGCAAGTAAATCCTTTGGATATTTCTCTGTCGAAACGATCATAGGCAAACGTTTCAAGTATCTGTGATTGACAAGCTCGTACATAATGTTGATGTCGCTTTCTGTGATTCTTCCTTTGAATAAATCGTCAATGAACAAAACACTCACATTCTTCATGCGGTTAATCTCTTCTGAATATTCCACGTTATCTGTAATATTCTGTTTCAAACGTGTAATTGCATCCCGGTAGCTCACATACTGAACAGGTGTACCATTCTTGATAAGCTGATTTGCAACGCAAAATCCAAGCATTGTCTTACCCCTTCCTGGAAGTCCTGTAAGCAATAAACTATTGTTCTTCTGGTATCGTTGCATCGGTAAATCCTTGCAATACTTAGCAGCGGTTGCTTTCGCAATCTGTAATTCCGGTTCACTAAACGTCTGGAAATCATTAAATCGAACATTCACATCTTCCGCATCAATACCGCTTGCTTTCATCAATCTACGATATACGGTTTGTGCCATGCAATCACAATCTCTTGCTACCGTCCTACCATCTGCATCCTTAACGATTACAATGTGTGTGTCTTTGCAGATGGGGCATTTATAGTCCGGTTTGAAATTTCTGTTTGCGCTTTCTACTCGCATCCGTCGTAGTTCATCAACCATTCCCATCTGATTCACACTCCCTTATAATTTCTACCGCCCTGATGAGTCCTGCTGAAAACGTATTTTCGTTTTCGCAAATAGCAACTTCTCTTGCGTATTTATCAAAGTTTTCACAGGATATATCTGCTTCTGCGTTCAAATTTCCGATTACTCGATTTACGTTGATTGCTGTTGGAATTTCTCTTATATGCGTCAAAATGCTTTTGCCATTGACTTGCATATTATCAATACGTAAGTCGCGCAAAAGTCTCATTATAGATTTTCGAGTAATTAAATCATTCATCTTTGCCACCTTCCTTTACAATCTCGATTGCATCATCCAAGTTAATCACAAGCTCTCCGCCCATGCCGTCATTCCCAAACCGTTCATATGATGCTTCCTTTAACCGCTCCACGATCTTATCTGTGTCACAAGCGGTCGACTGTTCCATAATTGTTGATAATGTTTCTTTTGCTCTCATATCAACAGGAATACGATTTTTTGTATATAAATAGCTTAAATCTTTGATTAAAGTATCAGCATCAATCAATCTCATTTTCATCACTCCAATCTAACTTTTGACCACACTGGTGGCAGTACTTTAAATCGCTTCTAACTATTCTTCTTTCACACACTGGACATAGCCATAATGCCGCATAACCTAAATTTGCGATATATATCGGTTTCTTCGGTATCTGCTTTTCAAGTGCCTGTATTGCCATTTCATAAGCATTTTCAAAAGAACATCCCCATGAAGTATCACAAGGGATTGCTTTACCAAGTTCATTACAATCATATTTCAGTTCTTCGATAGCTTCAATTTCTGTCATATTATCCCTCGCTTTCCGGCTTGTCGCACCGCTCAAACTCGATAACCCATACCCACGGATTTGCAGTCCATCCGTAGCGGTCAAGATCGGATTTCTTGATGGTACTGTTCCAAAGATTCTGAAAAGCATATTTCTTTTCTTCGCCATTAAGTACATGCGGGTATTCTGTCTCTACGCCCTCTTGCTCAATTTGATTTGTAGTTATTTCCTGCAACCGCTCCACCCGTACATCCGTAACCTTAAGCCAGATACGTGCCGCTTCTTTTGGCATGTGGATGGATGGTTTCCACTTTGTAACATCGGCAATGTCATCTCTTTGCCAATCTTCGTAGTAATAGTATCCGTTCAGTGCATTTTTCCATGTTTCTCTCACGTACAGTATATCGTCCGTGTGATATGGCGGATTCCATTGTTTGCTTAATTCCTCATCCTTTATATTTTCCGGAAGCTTATATTCTTCGCCCCACAATTCGTGTGCTCCCCTGTTTGGATATGTCCATTTTCCTATACAACCCTTGCGGCTGCATGCGTATGTATAACATAGCCTTGATTGTGGTTGTGGCTTTATCACACGTCTGGTGCAACTCTTTCTCCCGTCCAGAATCGCCCGAACCATCTCTGTATTAAACAATATTTGTTTCATACTCATTCCCCTTTCTCCAACTCCTTATCGTCAAATATGTTGCCGATAACTTCTACTGTGTTTACCGAATCATCCTCATCATTAAAATTCCACTTGATTTCCCACAATGATATATAATTATCGTTTTCACAAGCATATAAAATGTTTTCACACCCTGTAACACGCATAATATTGGCTTGCATTTCTTCCCAATCAATATTTTTTCGATATCCAATTCCAAAACTGCCACATTCAAACTTGATAGTCCCTTTATGCCCTAATAAGTCAACAATATCATTTTCCCAAATCAGATTACCGTTCTTATCTTTCAAACCTGTGCATTGGCAGATTGTGGATGGGTCAATCTCGTATTCGACATAATCCGCTCTTTCAGTTTCAAATTGAAAAATAGTATATTTCCCAACATCACATCGAAGACTTCCATGAACCCACACGCCATCTTCAAGCCCATTGTTGTATATTCCAACGATTTGTGCGGTTTTTGCTTTGAATAAATATCTATCTTGCATATTCTCTCCTTTCTTAATCTCGCAAATCTTTAACCTCTTCCTCGGTCGCTTCTCCGTCAATCGTTTCGGTATGGTATTCCCAACCAGCTTGATAACCATACATTGTGAATTTCTTGCCACATGTCTCGCAAGTATATGTATTTGTATCTTCTGTGTAACAATCCACGCAATCATCACCTATGAACGTATCTTCGTATGATGGCTCGTATTCTTTGCCACAATATGGGCAGATGATATTTTCGTCATCTTCTTCATTCCAATAACTACTGCTCACATTCTCCACCTCTCAATTCTTTCAGTTTTGCTTCTGCTTCGGATTTTGTGAGGAACCAAGTTTTGCAGAAAGATACATCTGTTAAAATATGACCTGTTCCATATTTAACATCTTGGTCGCGCTCTAAGTACCAACCATGTCTCGTCAGTACGAAATCCTCTACCTTCTGATGATAGACCTTGTTATTTTCGCTATGTCTATTCAATATATTCAGCTTGTAATTAACTTTGCTTGGAACATAATAAACATCATCTCCGATTTTGCAAGGCAATTTAACAAGTCTGCCCTGTTCCTCTAAGTCCTCATATTCTCCAAGTTTCTCACAAACACTTGTCATAATCTCACAGTTATCGCATTCGCCACTCGCCCCCAATCCGTTACACTTTTCAAAGCATTTCGGATAGTAGTGACTTCCACTGTCATTTTTCTTTGTTAATCTCTCCATAAAATCACTCTCCAAACATTTTATTTATTTCATCATCACTTAGAATCGGAACGCTCTGTTTTTGTCGTTCTGCAAGCGAATCTAACTGCATATCGGTTACGGATTTTTGACCTGATCTGTTTTGACCGTCTTTCTTGTCCGAATACTGTCCCTCTAAAACCTTTGGGAAGTTATTCGGTTTTACAAACCAATCAAATGTAATTACCCAAGGACGCCGGCTATCACTCTTTCCTTGCAAGAAACTGCTATCCTTAATGTTCTCGATTGCAGTTAAAACGTCATCAAGTGAAAACTGTTTAATTCTCGCATTCAGCATCCGACACCTGTTAGAACCGCTTGTCAATTTCTTGATTGACGCAATTCCGTATTTTTCAAGTTCGTTCCACTTATCCACAACACGTCTGACATCTTGTGTCTGACATATAGTATCGTTAGATACTATATATATATTCTTATCTTCTTTATTTCTTATATTATTTATTTGTGGTTCGTCTGGTAGTCCGCCTGCTAGTTCGAGTGCTAGTTCGTCTGTTGGTTCAAGTGGTGGTTCGTGTGGTGGTTCGCCTTGTTTCTCTTGGTTCTGATAAACACAGTAATTTACTACGCTTACAAGTGTTCCTTTGTTGGTTCGTCTAGTGACTATCATATGTTCACGTTCTAGCACATCCAAGTAACGCTTAACTTTGTTCCGAGACCACATCCAACGATCACACAATTTCTCTATACTAAGCATATAAGAACCACGCTTAATAGTCTCGATCTTTCCATCAATCATAAGATTTTTGTTTTGGTGTTCCATAAGAAGCAACAAGTCAATCCATGCGCTTCTTTTATCGAATGGTTCTTTAATTCTCCATAAAAAACATTCCTGTATCTGCCTGTGAAGTTTTATCCATCCATTCATAAATCATCACTCCTCAAAGATTTCTATGTATTTTTCAAATCTTCTGCAATTTTAAGAAGATCATCACGCGTAAGATTCTTGCATTCTCCGGCGTAATATCCACAATGTTTATCTACCGATTTGATAAAATCGTCAATCGCCTTGTCGTAAATATCTTCAACTGTATTTACATCGTATGCATCACACAATGCCTGATGCTGTTCTCTGTATGCTTTCAGTTCTTCCAGCCATTCTGCAACTTGCCTATATTCTTTGTTTAATTTTTCAGCAATATCAGGGTCTTTTGAAAATATAATATGCCCCTTTTCTGCCAAGGCTTTAAATCTTTCTATTGATTCATCAATCGTCATTATCTACCACACCTCCTTCCCACGCTTTAAGCATTGATTTCTTGCCATCTATCGAAGTCTCGTTGTAATAGCATCCAAGTTCCCGGTAATACTGATTCTCCGGCGTGTAAATCGTAACCTGTGACATATAATCACGTATCAGAGACATAGCCTTATCCTTGCGCTTCTTGTCAAGGAAGATAATCGGCCGTATTCCATACCGCTTCTTATATGCCTTTTTCCACTTCCTATGATTCATCACTCTTCATTCTCCCGACACATCTATCCTGCTTCTTGCATACATAATTCTGAATCTCACTATCAGATACTCCGTACACCTGTTTCAGAATATCCATACAGATCATAACGTCCGCCATCTCTTCAATAAGATTGTCTCTATTATCTTTGCCGCGCTTCATTTTGCTAATTGCCTGTATAAGCTCCGAACACTCTTCCATGCATACAGTAGTCTGCAAATCGAAGCCATAATGCTTAATGCTATTCTGCACTACGTTTGAATCAATAATAATCACTTTAATCTCACATCCTTTTCGTTCATGCGGATTGAATACTCCAATCCGCACTCTTCCTTTAATATTGATATCTGATCGTTCCAATCGGTATAGTTTTCTCCGATGCACTCAGCCTTGAAATTAAATCGTTTCTTAAACCGGTTTAAGCGTTCTCTACCGAAACCAAATTCATCATGCAGTGTTACAGATGCCAGAATCAGAATCGTGTCAAGCATCATGCTCTTGGCGTTGTCTGTAAACTCCTGCAATGCCTTATCATCAATCCGTACAGGTATGTTATATGCTCCACGCTTCTTTAAGTCTGATTCTAAGGCATCTAAACCATGCTCTCTTGCGTATCTAAGCGCATAAGACATTCCCTCACGTCTCGCCTGTTCTTCTTTGCTTTTGCTCATTTTCTATCACACTCCTAACTATTTTTGTGACGATTTCTCTTGTACCGCTCATATTGTTCCTTATGCATATCTTTTATAGAATTATGCACAAACTTCTGCTGTCTGATTCTTGCTTTAAGTTCCTCATTTGCTTCTGTATATGCCTTATACCTGTCGCATATTCCATGGCAACCGATATGCTTATCAGAACAACCCATGCACGGTGCTGTTGGTTTTACCATATACAATCTCCTCATGCAAATTTCATTTGTCCTGTTTCTTCCTGTTGCATCCTCATGTTTGGCATACGCTTCGATATGCATAAATCGGGCAAATTAGCCTTTACAAGTGCAGCCGGTATCGGTGGGCATACTGCATTACCGCATCTTCTCACCTGTTCGCTTCGTGGATATGTCTTGCCGGTGTAATCATGGTCGATAATATAATCTTCCGGGAAGCCTTGACATCCATATAACTCTCGTGGCTCCAACATTCGAAGTCCAATATCCACAATTTGGTAATCAACACCCTCAATCGTTACAAGGCCAAATCTATCCTTTGTGGTAACCGTGTCTAATGGTTGTTCAATGTCCTGTCCGGTAGCATCACCATAGTATTTGATCAGAAATGCCCGGACTTCTCCAAAATGCCCATCGCCAGCTGTAATTGTAGGAATCGGCTCGCTTACATCTCTTCCATCGCAATGATTGTTCATCTGAATAAGGTTTACTGCACACATAGCGTTTCTTTCAAGCGTGGTGATCGTGTGCAATGGTTCTTTAATATCTGAACCGTTTCCTTGATAATTCCCTCCGTAATATTTTTGGATAAACGATGTAACCAATCCATATCTGTTAGAACCATCCACCGTCATTATAGGGTCTTTAATCGTTTGCCCGCGGACTTCGTCCTTAGAAGTTTCTGAATGGTACTGAATCAAAGTAGGGCTAATCAAATATTTACTAGCAATATTCTGCCCGACAATGAATGGCTTTGGGTTATCCAATACAAATTTCTTTAGCCCTCTTGCAATCCGTTCCATCGTTTTTGGTTTCAATGGTCGTACCGCCCTGATACCATACTTTTCCTTTATTTCTTCGGAAGTATCGAAAATGCTGGGGCAAGGTCTACCGAAATCAATTTGCGTGTATGCTCCGACATAAGGTTTAAGCAATCCAGCCTTTACTTCCTTGCTGTCCGCCGGCGCATGTGTGGGTTCCGGCCATATGATTGATTTTCCATCGCATCTTGCAATCATAAAAAATCTTTTTCGCATAGTCGGTGCCCCATAGTCAGCTGCAACAAGTTCTTTGAATTGTACTTCATACCCTAACTCTTCAAGCTGTCTTACAAACCGTTCAAAGGTCTTGCCCTGCTTGTCCTTGATTGGGTGGTGACCTCTATTTAATGGCCCCCAAGTTTTAAACTCTTCTACATTTTCAAGCATGATTACCCTTGGTCGAACAAGTCCAGCCCATCTACACGCAACCCATGCCAAACCGCGAATAAACTTGTCCTTGGGTTTGCCACCCTTTGCCTTGCTGAAATGTTTGCAGTCCGGAGAAAACCAGGCAAGTCCTACCGGATGTCCTTTGCATGCTTCTACAGGGTCAACTTGCCACACATCCTCACAATAATGTTTTGTTCTTGGATGATTTGCTTTGTGCATTTTTATAGCTTCCGGGTCGTGATTGATTGCAATGTCTACGCTATACCCCGTCGCCATTTCTATTCCGGTGGAAGCTCCGCCACCGCCAGCAAAATTATCTACAATCAGTTCTCCGTTTATCATTTTGTGCCTCCTAATACATAAAATCATCAATGCTCATCTGCGTTTCAGCCGGAAAAGCAAGCATCTCATTCTTTGCTCGTTCATAAAAGTTTCTGTTAATCTCAAATCCGTAAGCACTTCTACCAAGTTCTGCGGCGGCTCTAAGCGTGCTACCACTTCCACAACAAGGGTCGATAACCACGTCGCCCTCATCCGTAAAAATCTCAATCAGTTTCTTAATGACTGCAACAGGTTTTTGTGTTGGGTGAATCTTCGGTATGTCTTTACCGTCTTTCTCCCATGTGAACCAATTAAATACCATGCGACCCGTCCCTCTGATATTCTTTCCGTTTTCGTCCTGCTTGCAACCATTTCTGAATTTTGGAAGTTTATCACGATAAAGCACAAGTGCATATTCCGTAGCCCCTACGATACGCATATTTGCTTTTAGTACCTGTGGACTGTAATTCTTAACAAACACTAAAGGTATGTAATTTACAAATCCGTGCTTCTTTGCCGCCGCAATCAATGTCTGCAACTGCTCAAATGAGCAAAACACGATCATGCACGGGCTATTACTACTTCTTCCTCTTGAAATCGGCTTAGAATCTTCTTTTTTCAACATCTTTGAACAGAAATGGAAGTATTCATAAAGGTTGAAGTTAAAATCAGAATTAAAAGCCGCCTTTTTCGCAAGTTTGCTCTCTCCGTTCTTGTTGTCTCCGCCGTTATACCACATAGGGTTACTTCCATAGAAGTTAGTTCCTACATTGTAAGGGACATCAGCTATGATAAGTTGTGCTGGAGGTATTGCGTATTTCTTGTAATTCTGCATAGAATCACGATATATCTCACATTTAATCTTCTTTTTATACATTCTAAATCTACCAAAAGGAAACCTAGGTTTTATGTCCGGACAACCTTATTCCTTTCTTTGATTTTTAATCTACAGTTCCATACCTATCTTCGTGAAATTCTCTATCTTCTTCGTTAGAATAAGCCCTTTTGCAATTTGTGCAAAATTCTAAATGCACCTCTATATCTGTGCTGTTTTCGTATCTACAGCCTTTGCAATCATTCATTCTGAATCGCCAACTTTCAATAAATCCATAAACTTCTCATACTGTTTCTGCGACACTTTATTGTTTACCTTATCTTCTCTTAATTCGATTTTTAGGTGCTTTTCTGCAATGTTGGATAATTCCATAGCCAAGACCTTTTTACCTTGCTGTATGCCCTGCATATAGCCTTTAGGTGCCTTTCTCTCGCCTATTGAACCGTTTGCACGATTTTCTCCTTGACCGCCTAAACTGACGTTCCTAAGCTGATAACCTTTATCGGCGTATAATCGGATATACTTCTTTTCCGCTTCGTCAAGTTGTGAAGCCGGAAGATTCATAAATTCAACTCGCCATCCGTAAGGGTTCTTCTCTGCATCATACAATCCGTGCGATCTGATACTTAAATCTATGTGTTGCTGATAGCCGGATAAATGGCTTGCCAATCTGCTGATTACATGTACCGCCTGTCCGATGTAAGCAAACTTAAATCCGTTTTCATCCTCTCGAAGCAAGAAATATATACCGCTCTTGTCATTCAACTTAGGATTTACTTTGAGAAGCCTGTCTTTGTTCTTCTTCTCAACTGCAAACACCTGTCTGTAATTTGTAGCCACTTATGCATCACACTCCTTTAAGTCGCTTGCAATCTGATCTAAATCAGATACAATCTGTGCGAAACAATCTGTCGGGTTCTCATTAACAAGGTCTTTAATCGCCTGTACAACGTCGTCCACGCCTTGATTGTACTGATTCTGTTCGTCATTATTCACGATCTCGCTTTCTTCTCGATATCTAATAATGTAGTCACAGGTGCCATCCGTATACATTCTCATGGGTTTTACATCGCAAAACTTTTTAATTTCTCTAAATGATTCAAAAGAAAAGATTCCTCGATATATAAAACTTGACGGATATACGGCTTTTGCGCCTGCAATAATTCCATCTGAAATCATTTTTCACTCTCCTTTATCCCTACCGCCCACCACTTATCAACTCCTACTTAAATGGAAGGTCATTACCTGTCAACCCTGTCGGGATATCCATAAATACGCCTGCGCTTGCATTACCAGGCATAGGAACAGGTTCATCCTGTGTGTTTCCACCTTGCGATGATCTACTCTCGCAAAATTCGTGTTCCTCGACAACAACCTCTGTTGTATAAACCTTGTTGCCATCTTTATTTGTGTAGCTGCCTGTCTGAATACGACCTGTAATCGCAATCTTTGTACCCTGCTTCAAATACTTTTCAGCAAATTCTCCGTTCTTTCCAAATGCAACACAGTTTATAAAGTCTGCCGTCTGCTCATTTCCAGAATTGTCTCTTCTCTGAAATCTACGATCAACTGCAAGTGTATATCTTGCGATTGCCAACGGTTCTGATGCCTGTGTGTATCTGATTTCCGGGTCACGGGTCAATCGACCCATCAAAATTACTTTGTTCATGTTTAATACCTCCATCTCTAATATGTTAAATCATCATATTTATTGCCCTTGACAATGAAATCTTCGGAATAAGACATCTCATACGATATGCCTGTCTCTTTGCACTTGAACTCGAAACACGCTGCACTTGCAATCCACCGGCACACATATCTCTTTCCGTTTTTGTCCTCGCAAATATCGTGTTCATAGATAAGCTCTCCATCTGCGTCTCTGCATCCGGTACATCGGCAAATCGTGTCCTTGTCAATGATGTGTGCCATATCCATGAGAAGCTCTCTCGCAGATCGCATACATGCTCCCTCTGATTTCTCGATAATGAATACAAAATTGTCTTTCCAATCCTGTATCACAATGCCACCATATACCCATTCTTTAGTGTCTGCATCAATGGCTTTGCACTGCATAGCATCCTGTTTCATTCCCATTTCATACATCCTTTCACACCAACAATCTTGGCAATAATCTTCATCACCATCGTGTATAAACTCCTTTGTATCGGTTGTTGTATCTCCGCATCTGTCACACTCAAATACGTAATAGTCATTCTGCCTACCGCAGTTAATGCATCCTTGCGGGCATCCAACGCAATCATTTTCTTTCCATCTGCTCATCATTCCACCGCCTTGTCCTGAATAATCTTGCCCGGCTTAATGCGTGTAAGAAGTCCAAGCTCCAATCCGTTGTGCGGTCTCCACAGATGCAAACAATTTTCAAGCATGTTGACGTACTCGCTCTTCTTCGGCATGATCTGATATGCTTCCTCTTCATCGTTGAAAAACGCATCCTTCAACTCGCACATTGCATACCAATCCGGCAATCGACCGTTATACGTGCAGAAACTTACGTGTTCATAACCTCTCTCATTGTTAGAAAAAACAACGCTGCCCCTATACTTCCCGACCACAATTTCTGAGCTGTATGTGTTGATGTCAATTTTTTTCACGAAATAAAGCGTTTTCTTAATCTCTTCAATATCTTTCATGCTGTCACTCCTTTTCTTAAAACGGACACTCATTTGGGTTCCGAAGCAACCATTCCTTGCCCGGCTCTGCAACATCCACATTTGCCCCATAAGCAACTTTTTCCATTTTCTCGATAAAGCTATCGCTATCAGAATTTTCACTTGATAGATGGCACATTATGACGTTCTGCAAACTATCTGAATAGTTTGCCTTAACAAAATCACAAGCCGTGTCAATGCTTAAGTGACCTCTGAAAACGTGATTAGCTTTACTTGTGCCTCTGTCGATTAAATCCTTGTCATAATTCACACCCAAGAGAATGTGGTTTATGTCTTTAAACTTCCACTTGACAACCTCACAATCGGTTATGTAAAGCATTCTTCCCATCTCTGGGTGAGTTATCAAAAATCCATAACAAGGGCATTCGCTACCATCTGCATTTGTGTGTGTCCATCTGCCGTCTAATGTTGTTAGGTCAAATGGCTGTACTCTAAAATCTCCATTTCCAATCTTCATAGGTTTTTCGCTTATGTATGGTGCAAATACAGGTATTCCCATATTCTCAAAATCTTTTACCGACTTGCTATGGTCTGAATGAACGTGGCTGACTATGCAGCCAACCACGTTTCTTATGTTCCAATTCAAGCCTTTTTTAATCTCTTTGATCGGTATTCCACAATCAAGGATAAGTGTTTCTCCGCTTTCGGAAGTTAATGTGTAGCAGTTTCCTGTACTTCCTGTGGCGATACATTTAAGTTTCATTTCACTCTTCCTTCTTTCAGTTTGTAATACAATTCACACCATTTAATTGCCGTTAAGGTACGTTCTGCGTCATGAAAATACCAACCATTCTTAGCCAATATAGCTGATATCCTTCGGTCAATCGCATATAAATTGTCAATCGACAAGTCCTCTGTATTGCCATTAAGAAATATAACCATTTTGCCTTGTGGCACTTCTCCATAGGCATCTTGATATATTTTCTTCTGAATAGGTAGCCACCAAGGTTCCCTATATCCACTTGCATGTGAATTTCTGCTGTCAACAACCTTTATGTAGGTTGTTCCGTTTCGACCTTTTCGCAATGTACCGATTTGGCATTGCTCTTTAATATTCCCCTTTGCAAACCTTGTAACATTATTCATGCCTGTTAATTTCAACCCTTTCGAGCATTTATCGCTTATCTGTGACACACTTCTGCAATCGCAAAATTTCTCGTTAAAGGCGGCGGTTAATTCAGCATAGCCACTACATTTACAAAAGTTTTTAGCAAGATAATCCTCTTGTTCTTGCGTATAATGAGTGTTTGTTTTTGCAGTGTTCAAGTGAACTCCGCACTTTTTTGTTGCGAATTGTTGCAAAGCATGTATCGATTTATCGCAGTTGAATTGTTTGTTGAAAGCAGCAGTCAATTCCCCATATTCTGTAAATTTTTTTTGATTACAAAAAATCCATTGTCTGTGCTCCTCTGTGTAAAATCTACTCATTATCCGAACTTCCGACAATCTTAGATATTGTATTTCCCTTTAATAGCTTTCCTTCAGCAATCAGATTGTCTGTTCTAAGAACAACATCAGCATTGTTAATCATCTGCTTCGCAAGTCTAGCAACCGATTCGCTCTTTTGGTATTCTTCTTTTCTTTGCTCCGGCGACATATCTTCGCGATCAATAGCTTCAATATGCTTACCCAATATGTTCTGTAATTCTAATAATGTCATACTCACACCTCGATTTCATCATCCTGCGGAAAGCGAAAATACTCGCTTGTTACCTCTTTGATTTTTTCGTTGCTTAAAAGACCCATAGTTTCTTGAAATGTATTTGTTGTGGCTGTACAATGATAAAACTCATTATTGTTATATACTTCTCTAAGCATTTCCATAGCATTAATCGCCTTTGCTTTGCTTGAATACTCCGCCAATCTAGTACCGTTCGGTGCGGATATGTTGTGGCAATATATACAAGCATATTCCACATCTTTGTATTTTCCACCTGCTACGCTCAAAGAAAAATATTCATATGGAACATCTATTGTCCCATCCTGTGAAATAACTCTCATCCTTACTCTCCCTTCATGAACTCCGGCTCTGCCGATTCTTCACTCACGATTTCTGAATCTACAACATCCTCATCGAAGTCAACGGAATTGGCATTTTCTTCAATCTCGTTTTTTGAAATCTGATATACCTCATCCATTTCCATCTGTGCCTGTCGCGCCATAGGATCGTAATTCTTTGGGTATTTTTTCGTCGCATTGTTGCACATCTTACGGACGATCATGCTTTCCGGCGTATCAAGCCATGCACCGCTGATATATGGTCTTGCGATCTCGCATTTAAGCATTTCATCAACCGTTTTGCACGATATAAGAGCATTAAGAATCTCTTCTTTTTTTGCCTTAATCTCCGCTTTCTGTTTTTCCGTTGCCTTATATCTATCAGCACAAATTCCGAAAGTAACATTCATCAAGTTTTGCTTAACATGCGCCATAAGATTGATTTTTACGCTGTCGCGGTCTGCCGAAAGATATGTGATATTCCCATCATTCAATTTCACAGGATATACAACCCTGACAGCCTTATCTGACAAGAATTTTTCTTCCCATTCCGGTTCTGTAACTGTAAGTCCTTTGTGTTTTGGTGGAATATATACATCCCCTTCCTTAATTACCCAATATGGATATACCTGTTTTACATCCTTGCCATAATTAGCGAGCAATGAATCGTAGCCGCTTCCCTCGATTCCCATTTCCACCTGTTTCTGCCAAACATCCTTCCCTGTCTGAGGATCAGTTCCAACTTTTACATTTCGCAACTGAAAATAGCACTCTCTTGGATATGCGCTTGCATTCAATTTAAGAGATGCACAACGCTTCACAATTCCTCTCAAATTGCTTGTATCAAGGTTTCTCATATCAATCTTAGGGTCACTCTTGACAAGATTGAAAATGCTTGTCATAGCTTCCATAGCGCACTCTTTCGAGTAATCATCCATCTTCATACCACAGGACTTATAATCTTCGATAATCAATCCGGTCATTGCATTGCTCCACTCGCTTAACGAAGTGGAAAATGCTTTCTTCTCTGCAATCTGTGTATTCTCTGCCATATTCTTGCCCTCCTAATCTTCTTTTACTTCCATTGCCCTAACATAGTTTCCACTACCCAAATAATCTTTCACGGCTTCGAAATTCTTTAATGGCGGAAACACAATAGGGTATTTAAGTCCATTTATCTTCACACGGCCATTCACAAATTCGTAAATATGTCCGGCTTCAAATGTAAAAGAATTGCTATCGACAACAAAAATCTTTCCGTTGTAATACTGCTCCTGTTCTACAAGATCAATCATTTCGTCATTACACCAATATCCATGATTCTTCACGCAATGACCGAAGCAATCATGGAATTTAGGTGATTCTTCGTCGAACTCAACCGCATAGTCAAGGTCATCCTGATTGCTCTTTTCGATGTACTCAATAGTTCCTGTTCTTCCACAAAAATTCCGTCCAAGCTCCATAGGATTCACAAGCTTCACTCTGTCTCCAACCTTAAATTTACTCATACTCTCATTCCTCCATATCCTTAATAATCAGTTCCTTGTCGTCAGTTCTACGAATAACAATCAACTGTGTGTCAATCTCCGGGATTCTCCATGCATCCAGGGATTCCGTATCGTCAATGATGATTGGCATTTCCACGTCATTCTTACGCTGGAATGCACGGCAAATGTCAATCTCCGTAAGCAACTTTGCACCGTGGTTCATGTTGCGGTTATATGGTTCTCCCTTATATACAAACTCGCAACACTCTTCTGTATCTCCGTTGATAAGCGGTCTGAATAACCGCACTTGGCAAAACTCCAAATACTGATTGACGCTTTCAGAAAGAATCTCGTTTTTCTTTCGGTCGAGTTTCTTCAACAAATCAAGAATCAATTCTTGATCGGCAATCTTCTGCTGTGTGTCTCTCTGCTGTTCACGAAGCTGTGATATCTGATTGTCGATATAATCATTGACCGATGCCTTTCCGATTTTCTCCGTCACATCCAACAGATCATGTTGCAGTTTTTTAAGTTCCTCTTTCAAAGAATCGGTCAAATTTGAACCAATCGCTTCCTTATTATATAGAGCTTCTTTTTCTTCCAACTCAGACTTAACTTTCTTGTAGCCGGAAGTGTTCGTAATATCAACGCAAACCGGCATACCGTCAATTCTGTTATTCAGTGAATCATATTCTGCCTGTAATTCAGATACTTTCTTTCCCTTCTCCTGTATTTGCTTCTCTGTCTGTTCAATCTCTGCCTTGCAGCGGTCAAGTTCCGATTTTTCAAAGTTCCCACTTGCAACAATGTTTTCAAGTCTCTGTTTCTTTGTTTCTTCGTACCTCTCCCGGATTTCGTCGGCATTCTCCAATTCTCTATGGCAAGTAGGACAGATCGTGTCATTCTCTCCGATTGTCTCTGCGTTGGTTCGCTTCCACTCTTCTGCATATTGCTCACGAAGGTAAACATGGCGTTTAAATTCCGATTCAAGGTTCTCTTTCATGCGCAACAGATCATTCAGTGCGTTCTTCTGTGCGATCAGTTCCTTATTCACATCAAACGACTTCTGTGTAAGCTCTGCTCTGGTCTTATCAAGGCTCTCATTTGCATTATTCTGCAAGCCGGACAGTTCAAATTTAAGGTTCAAAATCTCCTGCCCTAATGCATCATGTTCCGCAGATGCATCCTTAATTTTCGTATTCGCAGTTTCAATTTTTGATTCGATGTCTGACTTCATCGACTGCAACTGTGACACATCAATATCCGTCTTTTGCTTCATCAATTCGTCGATTCTCGGTGCATACTCATCTGCAATCTGTCTAAGTCCTTTAGACGATGATTTTCCGCGCGAACCATTCAGATTACGATTGCAACGCTCCTTTAATTCCTTAATTGTTCCATCCGCAAGCATCGGTAATATAGATGAAAACCGTTCATCTTCCTGAGCGATATCTAATGTTGTCTTATCTCCGAACGTCTTTTCCAAAACAGTTCTCTGATCTGCCGGCGACTTTTTCAACAACGATTGAGCATTCAAACAATACTGCAATTTATCAGCATTCAAAAAGCCATCTTCAAGGAACTCTGCGTAGTCCTTAACCTTCTTCGGGACATCATTGATGTATGAATCCGTAATGTTTCCGACGAAATCTCCGTTCTTGTCGATTCTCTCTCTGAATACTTTCTTCAGTCCTTTCTCTGTGCCATCTAGCTCAAACGTAACTGCACAGGTTGTCTCAATTCCTGAATAATCATTTCCGGATTCATCATGTGGTCGGATTCCTGTGATTTCCTTGCCGTTATCATCCCGGCAATTAAGCACATACTGTACAGCACGCTTAATTGTTGTCTTGCCGGATTCATTTGCCCCGCAAATCTCTGTTCTATTTGGAATATCAGCATCAACAGTATTTGCGCCGAAGAATTTACCGAAATTCTGCAAGAAAATATGCTTAATTCTTATCTTCTTCATGTTTGATCTCCTTTCTCACAATTTCATCCATTTTCTCGAATAACAAATCATAAGCAATTTTGTTAATTCTGTCGAAAATCCCATTATCTATACGGCCTTTTGCAAGAAGAATCGCCCCGATCATGTGACTTGTCATGTTTGAATCAAAACCCTCTCTAATTGCGCCCTCATAAATTCCAAACATTAGAGAATCCTTAAACTCTTTTACCAAACTCTCAACCGATGCACCATTTGTGTTCGCCTCATAGCGATCCAATTCTTCCTCAAAAGAACGATCTTTTTTTTCTTTCTTTCTTTCTGTTTTCAGCTTGTTTAAGTCAAACATATTCTTTACTTCTCCCATTTCTTTTATTTCTCCCTTCCATTTTTCTATAAATTCTTAATGCTTTGTCGATTTTGTCATAGTTCCAATATCCATAGATCATAAGTACCATTCCGATAATTAAGATAATCTTCGGAACCAACTGAAACTCATCCGAAATCGAATATGCGCCCGCAAGTGCCATAATGCTTCCAGCAACCACGTATGGGTTGAATCTGCTCATTTTCTCGCCCTCCGAATGTAATTGTCAACGGTTACTCTTCTTCCTGTGTCCTTGTGAACCAAGAACAAATGGAACTCCGTTTCTCTTCTTACCATCCATTCATCTACGTTATAGCCTTGCGAATGAACGATTTCTTTCTGCGTTCTTGTAAGTTTCTTTGGCTGCTTCATTTATTCACACTCCTTAAATTCCCCGTCAACCAGCTCGTAAAACGTATTTTCCTTAATGCGTTCTCCGTCGACGTATTCAGTCTTTACGCACTTCGGAATCCATATATAGAATCCATTTTCGTTTTTCTCTCCTGTTTCAACCCACTCGGCAAGCGTTATCCAACTTCCGATTTTTGCTCTTGCGATAGAGTTGTAGCCAGCAGCCATAACTACTGAATTTTTTCCGATAGATGTAATCTGTGCGTAATCGCCGGAGCTTCCAATCTGTGCGGAATAGCCGGAGCTTCCAATCTGTGCGTAATCGCCGGAGCTTCCAATCTTTGCGGAATCGCCGGAGCTTCCAATCTGTGCGGAATCGCCGGAGCTTCCAATCTGTGCGGAATAGCCGGAGCTTCCAATCTTTGCGGAATCGCCGGAGCTTCCAATCTGTGCGGAATCGCCGGAGCTTCCAATCTGTGCGGAATAGCCGGAGCTTCCAATCTGTGCGTAATCGCCGGAGCTTCCAATCTGTGCGTAATTTTTTCCATTGTCGTAGTCCGTGCATTCTTCGGCATTTTCAATTCTTGTTTTCTCGATTGTAAAGTCGACGCAAGCTTTAACAAATCCTTTAAGCCCTAACTTCGCTCCAATGTGTAATTTGTTCGTTGCACTCTTGTTTCCATCTTTCTTTACTTCTCCGACGGCTTCAACTTCGGCAAAATCGGAAATATCTCCATCCTCATTTACAAGAGGATAATAATCAAGAACATCATACGGATTTTCGCAGAAATGCATCATTCCAGCTTCGCAAATCTCTGTTCCATCTTCTTCGTATGTCGTGTTTTCCTTGTATTGTTTTCCGCTGCACGTCATATCTTTGTTAAATCCCTTATACCCTTTAATCGTTTCTCCCATTTTCAATCTCCCTTCCTAAAAATTTATTCACAAAGTACAGCTGCCCTTTGCCCGAAACCTTAGTTGTGCGTGTAATTCTCACACTTCCATCAGGGTTCTGCACGTTGCTTTCTTTCACTTCAAACAATCCCTGTTCGACATATCTCTGCATCGGCATATTGCGTGATGAACCGCTCTTACACAGATATCCATTGTTCCGAAGCCATTCAAACAACCGCTTCTGCCCGATCTGATAACCATTCTGACAAATCAGTTTTGCCAAATCTCCGATAAGAATAGATGTACGACTTGTTGCCACCGCATCTGCAAATATCGCTTTCGGTTTCATCTGTTCAATTCTTGCCTGTTTCTGCTCGATAATCTTGTCTCTTTCGGCAATCTTGTTATGTGCCACAAGCAAAGCCTTTGAAAGCAATTCATCGTCAGATAGCGTTTCTTGCCCGGCTATATAGCCGCCATTCTTACGGATTGACGGAAGAACCTCTGACGTTACCCATTTGCGAAATTTCTTTGCGTTTGGTTTGTCGCTTCTTAATATAACTGCGTACAGACCGCTTTCTGTAATAAACCATGTTTCTCCTTGACGGGGTAAGTCTAACTTACACCGTTCGTCATCATCTAATCTCGCAGAGACAACACGGCTGTTTGAAAGTTCTAATGCCTTGCACACATCAGGCAAGCAAAACATAGGTTCATTATTCGCTAATACTGTTCGGATTTCTCCAAATTCTTCGTTGTTAAAAATCTGTAATTCGTTCATTTCTGCTCCTTTCTGTGTTATACTCTCCTTATAAAACGAAGGGAGGTGTTGCCATGGATATTGATTTAACAAAAGTTACAGAGGTAAGGCTTGTTCGAGTGGAAGAAACCTGCAACAATTTGATAAAAGATGGTTGGAAACTAATAAATGTGTGCAGTTATTCGGACCCATTCGAAAAAGAATCCGGCACGGAATTTACACTTGCTCGGTTTCAATAACCTTTGCCATAATGTAGATTGTTGGTGTGGTGGATGTGTTCATGTTGAGATATGTCCACCCATCATCAAGCAACTTGTTTGCTTCATCCACGGTTACTTCTTTAATTGCTTCGATTTTTCTCAATGTATCATCTTCCTTTCTTACTCAATCCATTTCTTTACCGGGATTCCGGTTGCTTTTTCCATTTTTTGCAACGTGGAAACTCTAGGAAGGTTCTTATCATCTTCCCATAATCGAACAGTTCCGTTCCCGATTCCGCACATACTCTCAAACTTGCTGATAGTAATGTTCTTTTTCTCGCAATAATCTTTTACTTTTTGGTAAATCATATAGAAACTCCTTTCCTCTATATTAGGCAAAATAGAGAAAAGTATTGACAGAAATTAGAGTTTGCTCTAAAATAAGAGTTGTCGAGAAACTTATTAGGGAGCATTCCAAAAATTAGACTTTTCTCTAAAGCCTAATTTGATTATATAGAGTGTTCTCTAATTTGTCAAGCAAAAATTTAGACTTTTCTCTAAGTTTTTAGAATGGAGGGCAAATGTAATGAACACCGTAGAAAGAGTTTTAAGTATTTGCAAAGAAAGAGGGATAGCTGTGTCAAGGCTTGAAAAGGATTTAGGATTTGGGAACAAGTATATTGCTGGTCTGAAAAAAGGAAGCATTCCGGACGATCGCCTTTATGCCATTTCGGAATATCTTGGTGTGTCAGCAACATATCTTATAACAGGCGAAAATAAAGAAGTTCCAAGTCCATCTTTATCAGAAGAATATACAGAGCTTATAGATTTATATTCAAAATTATCTAAAGACAATCAAATGGCAATTATGCAGATAATGAGAAATTTAAAATAATTATTGGGAGGGATTTTATATGGCATACAAGGTTTGCCCAAATTGCAAATCAGTAAACAATGAACATGCAAAGAATTGTGTAAATTGCGGGTATTATATAAATGAAACGCCAGCGCAATATCAACAAATTAGCAATAGCACCAACCAAAAACCGAAAAACAAAATGGGCTGTCTTTCTTTTATGTTGGCAATTTTAATTTTTATATCAATCATGGGTTCTATTTCGATTGCTGTAAAGAAAAGGCAAAAAGAAGTTAGAAACGAGAAAACAGAAATTCAAACAACAGAATATGCAGAACCAGATGTAACCACGACAGAAGAATCGAATGATTATATAGTTCCTGTAGCAAACGATTTTAGCAATATGAGGATTGGTGACGTCGCCGTTGAGGATGATTTATACGTTTCTCTCTCTTACGCAAAGCGAGGAAATTCTTATGATGATTCTTTAGGGAACTCGGAAAGTATTGATTCAGACCACGAAATAATATATTTTTATGTAGAAGAGTATAATAATTCAGAAGTTGTAAAGGGAATATCATCGTATAATTTCGACTGTTATGCAGATTCTTCTAAAGTATCTAGCTACGATTCATATACATTTGCAGAGCAAGACGGAATAAAAGGCAAAAATTCTTATGTTTTAGATTATATTAGCTCAGGCGTCGCTCTTGTAAATTACGTTGTTCCTAAAGATTGGAACGAAATAAAATTATATTATGGAGATTATTGTTGGTCTTTGTCTCAAAGCGATGTTTCAAGTGACCCATACGAACAAGGAAAACTTACAACAATAGGATATGAATATACAAGATATAGTCAACCCGGCGATAGTATTTT